GTTTAAATCTGTGTTGTGAATCAAGGCTTTGAATCTTTCTACACCAGTACCATCAGATATAGCATCTGCCATAACTTGAATTTGGAAACTTGCAGTGTTATTGTTAACTGTTATCAAACCTGCTCCAATTGGATAACCAGTTGAGCCATCTTGACTACCATATTGGTTACCACCACCAGAAATATCTTGGGTAAAGTCAAATGTACTACCTGTAGTATGTGACCCTTGAATTGAGTGTAGTAATTGAGTACCGTCTGCAACATTTGTTGTAGTTACTGTAAATGTTACTGTTGTACCTTCATCGACAGATGTTCCTCCAGGAGCATCGTGTGTTACCGTATATGTAGGTGACGTATCCACAACGTTTGTGTTTTCTGGATTTAGTTTCCAAGCAACTGCCGTTATTGCGTTATCAGTTATTAGACCGTGGTCTTGTGTATCAACTACAGTTAAATCATTTACTGTGGATAAATTAACATACTGTCTCGTACCAGATACCGCACCTAAGTTTGGACCTCTATGTGTTGCACCTGATGTTGGCAAATCTACGGCATCGTCTGTAACCGTACCAAAATCTTGTAACTCTGCGAGCCATATTGAACGTCTGATTCTTACTTTTGCACCAGTACCTATGTTATTCCATTTGACTCTTCTATATCTATTTGGCATATGCCTCCCCTTTATATTCCTATGTTAAATTACGAATCTTTAACTGCTCCAGATACAAATACAAATTTACCTTTTGGTCCTGGAGTATTTACACTACCTGCTCTACTACCTAAATAGTAGTTTGTTCCTGCTACTGAACCAGATCCTAGACCTATTTCAGTACCATCCCAATCATTTACAGGTGTAACGTAAGTTGATGTGTACCCATTATCACTTCTAGGTAAACTTGTACTACCTGAACCGTTTGGATAACCACCATAAGCCTCAATAAATGCAGGCGGGGCTGATCCCACCATTGAACCTTGTTGAATAATATTTGTTGTACCATCAGTTGAATAGTACGTCTGAAAACCAGTTGAAGCAGTAATTGTTGAAGTCGTTGTTCCATTACCGCTTGATGTTCCTGCACCTGATGAAGTTATAGCAAGAATACTATTTGTTGCAACACCGTCTATAGTTGTACCTGTTGTAACACTTGGATCATAAATCATTATCTGACCTACACCACCAGTACCGCCTGTGTAACCACTTGCGTAAGATAGAGAACCTCCATTATTTGGATCACCCCAAACACCTCTTTGAGCATTTTGTCCTGGTCTTACAAATAATGCACCATTGCCTGGAACTTCAATATCCCAAGCGTGTATTACTTGTTGACCTGACTCTTGGTTTGTTGCATTATTTCTGTTAATACCCATTGCTTGATATGAGTAAACTCTATAAGTTGTAGAAGAAGTTGCAGAAGGGTTGTTAATTCTACGCCAACCAATAATAGGTGTATCACCTGAACCACCAGTTGCCGATGTGACTACTTCATATCCACTATCACCTGGTTCTTGATTACCTGATGAAACAGTAGTGTGCATATAACTAGCAAGTCTATAAACACCCATAGTATTACTTCTGTTTACTGGATTTACACTATCGCCGAAATTCCAACTTGTAAAGTTAGAGGAAGATGAAACTGTAAAATCTGCCTGTGTTGCTGGTACAACAACATTTGTATTTTCTGGATTTAATTTCCAAGCAACCGCCGTTATTGCGGTATCAGATATAGCACCATGGTCTTGTGTATCAACTACGGTTAAATCATTTACTGTAGATAAATCTACATATTCTCTTGTACCAGACTTAGCACCTAAATTTCCTCTATGTGTCGCACCTGATGTTGGTAAATCTACGGCACCATCTGTAATCGTACCAAAGTCTTGTAATTCTGCAAGCCATATTGAACGTCTAATTCTTACTTTTGCTCCCGTACCAATATTGTTCCACTTGACTCTTCTATATCTATTCGGCATTCAACTCTCCCTCATTGTTCTTGAAGTCTTATGATGTATTTATCAAAAAAGCAGTCCCGAAAGACTGCTTAGTTTTGAGGTTCTTGAAAGAGATTATTTGTTTTCTTCGTTTAATTGTTCGCCTAAAGGCTTAACTTCTGCATCATCGTGAGGTTCTACGTCACTTGGAAGACCACCGTGTGGATCTTCGTGATGTTCTTCAGGAATTGCTTCCATTGTACCATCATCTGGCATTGCAGTATCATCGTGATCCATCATATCGTCCATCATATCATCTTCCATATGATGGTCTTCATAATGAGGCATTGATGAGCCTGTTTCGTATAATGCTTGTGTGTGCATATCAGTTGACCAGTCTTGGTGAGTATCATAAGCAACTTGATCCTCTGGAACATATGCCCAGGTCATAGGTGCTTGGTCTTCCATATGGTCTTGATGTTCTAATAATTCGTCTAACAAGTCACGTGCATTTTTTCTTTTGTCAAGTTCAATGCCACAGGCTCTTCCCTCTGCCTCTAACATATCTTTGACTTGTTTTTCCATTTCGGATGCTTGATGTTGGAGGTCTTCCATCATCGTAATCATCATTTCTTTATCGTACATAGGTGGTCTCCTCTATACCGTGTAGGTAAGTTGTGCGTGATTGCACTTGTATTTAGAGGATTTTAAGATTTATTGCTGGTTATTAGTAGCGTTGCTAACTTGGTTTTTAACTGCATTTGCACCTGTCTTAACCGCTTTTTTTATTAAAGCACCACCAATTTTTTTAGCCGCCATACCTACTAGCGGAGCGATTGGTAGTTCGTCAATTTTTTCACTTTCTTCGGCACCTACTGCAATCCAGCCTTCTTGTTTTGCAACTTCTTCATCGTAGCCTTTGTAATCATCGTTGCCACTGAAATAAGTGAAGTCACTTGCTGGCATATAATGTGTCCAGTTTGACATTTCTGCTTTTTTGCCGTATCCGTGGTCGCCAGTTTTTGCGTTGAACCAAGCATACATATCTTCTTCTTCTGCAACAACTTCTTCTTCTTGAGTTACTTCCTCAGTTGGTTGTTCAGTTTCTTGTGGAAGATTTGCTAATTTTCTTAATCTGTTTAATTCTGCGTTTTCGTCCATTTCATCTTCTCCTTCTTCATCGTATGAACCATATAAGTTATCAATATCACCGATGAAACCATCACAAGCGTGGTTAGGATCATCTGGACAATCACCGCCACAATAACGACATTTTTCTTCTGCTATAAATTCGTATGATTCAAACCATTTTTGTTTTTGTGTTTCTTCGTTAGTTGATTCCATCATACCTAAATCAGATAATCTCATTTCTAACCATTCTGTTGGATCACCGTCTCTTGCTTTTTGTGTACCATATGGCATTTCGTCTTGATAATATCCAAATAAATCCATGTAAAGTTGTGAATCAGGATCTAACTGACCAGTTGCTTTTACTTTTTCAGCATCTTCTGGATAACTCATAAACATTGCTTTGACTTCATCTGCTTCCATACCTTCTTCAACTTTTTCATCAGTTGTTTCTTTGATTTCATCTTCGATAAAATCATCCATTAATGACTCATAGATTTCGCTTTCGTCTAGAGAATATTCTAATGGGTTATCACCTCTTGAAGGTGCTTTGTCTAGTGATTTCTTTTGCTTTGCAATACTTTCTGGAGATTTTTTTGAGTAATCGTCTAAGTCTAACTTATCGTTTGCTGGTGTTGGTTTGTATTCAGTTTCTTCTTCGATGCTTTCGCCACAACCACAATCAGATTGTGATTGCATTCCTGCTAAATGCATCATACGTAGAACTTCTTCTGGATGTTCTGTACTTGTGTTTGAAGTTGTAACTGACTTTCCGTTATCATCAGTAACAGTTAAGTTATAATGTTTACTCATTTTTCATCTCCTGAGATAACAGAAGGACTAGACTTTTCTTCTGTATCCATTTGTTCTTGTGCCGGATCTCTTTTTTCTTTCGGGCTTAATTCATTTTCGTGTGTCTCTGTTTCTTTTGGTGTTAAAGACTTTAAGAAATCTGAAATAAATCCACGTCCGTAAGATTTTCCGTCATCGGATTCTTCATCATAATCAGAAGTTAATAAAGGTTCTTTATTTTCTTCTTCTTTTTCTTCTGTTGGTTCCCATCCTTCTGGATGTACTGCAACTTCTTTGATGTTTAATCCTAATAAATCTGATAATTGTTGACGCATAATGTCCGCTGATACAGGATAACCTGTAACAACATCAATCTTTGAAACTTCTGAAATATCAATGTCTTTAAAGAACATTGGATTTTTAGAAATTGGAGTAGTTGATGTTTTTGACATATTTTTTACGTCATACTTTCCTAAGAATCTTTCAATTCTATCTTCATCACCTTCTGCCAAAGCACAGGCAAAACGTAATGTCATTTTATGTTCTTTTTCTGACTCTAATAATATTTCTTTAAAAGTTTTCATTGTTGTTCTCCAACGTACTATTCTTATTTATCAATTTTGTACAAATTTATTCCTTTTTGGACTTTGCCTCATCTGCAATCTTCTGTGCATCTGCTATTTTCTTCAATAATTCGTTTCTATCGATGTTCAAACTACCTTCTGTAGTTAATTCTTCGTCATTTTTGCCAGAATCCCTATCTTTTTGATGATCCAGTTTTGCTTTCTGTAATTGAAGATTAATCATACGTAGTTTTCTGTCTACTTTACTGTCTTTTGCCTCTTTTGCAGTCTTTAATAACTGATTTGCAGTCTCCATTAGTTTAGCACCTGCGTGTACTTCAACGTTCATACCTAATTGAAAGATTTCTTCAAATGACTTTAGTGCTTTAGAATGAATATCGTCCATTTCACGGTCGTGTTCATTTAAATCTTTTACAACAGGCAATGCAGAGTCAATTTTCTCTGTATTTTCCATTTCTTGATTTAGAATTTCTTGCAATTCTTTAGATTCTTCAATAGTAGGAACTTGTTCTTCTTGTTCTTCTTCGATTTTCTCTGGTTCTTCAGGAGCAAGATTAAAAGTTTCTTCTAATTTCTTTGTCATTTCCAATACCTTTCTACGTTTTCTACATAACGTTGTTTACTAAAGTATTTTACATATGTTTCTTTCATAAATTGTAAATTACAAGTAGGACTTGTCATACCTACATACCCTGATATTTTGTTTACTAGTTTTTCAGGGTCAGTAACTAGTTCTTCAAAATCTACTATCAACGTATCTATACCTGATGTTACTTTATTATATAAATCAAACCAATCTTTACTATATGGTTCAGTTTCATAAGGCACTGATTTTACATCCGGTGCATTTTTAAGTATATGGTTTCTCATACAAATAGTAGTATTTCTTTTTAATAAAATTTTCTTACTGTATTTATATTTAACTTCTAAGTTATTTTTTAACTTGTCTACAACACTCTCACCTTTAGAATCTAAGTAAGGATGCACTTTAGATATGAAAAATCTTTGGTCTAATTTTGCTTGTTCTATCAAATCATCTAAATTAAACATAACTTCAAAGAAACTATCTTTATTGTAAAACTCATAGTCATCAAATACTAATGGTGTATCAAATAATTGCAAACCTATCTTTTCATTTTGCCTTGCTTTTATTCTACCATCATTGATAAACTCTATTTTAGCACCATTGCCATAGATTGAATCAGATATCGATAACATAGAGGTAAGGAAATCACCACCTGCACCTGGTTCATACATTAATAAAATTGTTTTCTTTGAGATTTCCTCTTCTAGCCTAGAAATCTTATCTTTATAGTTCATTTTTTAATCTTATCATATTAAGGTAATGATATTTATGCTATTTCTTTTTCCTCTTAACAGGTTTTGGTTTTCGTGTATTAGAATATATGTCTCCTTCAGTTAAAACTCTGAATCTCATATTTCTTTTATTACACCATTTAGTCGCCGCATCCCATTTTGCATAATTTTGTATGACTTGTGCTTTTTCAACTCTTGCTCTTGCTAATCTAGGATCTGCTTGAGCCGATGGTTTGATTTCTATTAGTTCTGCTTGTTTCTTTCCTGCTTTGTCTTGGTATACAACTACAAAATCAGGAACATATGCAGTTACTTTTCCATTTAAAGGATTTTGATATGTTATTTTTACTGGTTCACTAGCCCAAGCAAATATATTTGGGTTGTTATCACAAAAATTCATAAACGTAAGTTCCCAACTACTTCTAAAAGTAGGTTCTCCCTTACCAGAATACTTCTGTGGGTTTCTTATTGTGTATTTGCCTTTGTGAAATTTTGATGTTCTGCTCATTTAAGAATAGCCCTTGCAACATATCTGTTTGGTTTTTGAGGATTTATTTTACCTTCTTGATAACCAAATCGCAAGGAACTGTTCATAGCAAATGCGCCTAAATCATTTAATTTAAAATCTGGAGATACTTCATCTACTAGTTGATATGGATTTAATCCATAACTTCTTGCGACATTTACTAATTCAGCCGCATAAGTATTTGCTTTGGTATCAGTAAAGCCTTTTTTAATAAGTTTTGCTTTTAATACATCTATATCGAATGCCATTATCTAATACCCTTTGTTAAATTTTTTAAAGTAGTAATACTTGATTGTGCTGAATTCAATGCTGAGTTACTTACATTTGGATTTGTTGAAACTGTAGTTGTTGGATTTGCGTTTCCTCCACGTGCCACTCCTGCATTGTTTATCCCATCTCTAACTAAATCGCCTATTATACCAAATTTACTTTGTTTTGTTTTACTTAAATTCTGTAATGTGCCTATACCCGTGTTCCCTACAATGCCTTGTGCCGCAGAATTTTTAATATTGTTCCAGTTTATACTTCTTCCATTAAAGAAAGCATTTACTAATTCACCTTTTAATGCACTTGCTAAATTGCTACCACCGTATCTTTGTGTACCACCGTCATATGTATTACCTAAGTTAGCAAAATCTGCCACTTGAGGATATTTAGTTGCTGGTTCAAAAGGATTTGGATTGATGAATTTTTCTTCTGGTACTGCCTCAAGAAATTGATGTCTTGATTTGGCTTCTTCAATTTCTTGTCTTGCTAAATCGGCCGCCGCATCAGCATCTGGACTTGTAGTTGCTGAAAAGGCCAGTTTGTTATTTAATTTTGATAACTCATCTAATTTTTGTTGATTTATTTGGGTATTTTGAGCCCTTAATGAGTTTGAAAATGTCTGATTACCTGTTGCCCAAGGTGCATCATCGGCACCTGGTATATCTAAACCACTCATCTTATCTGTTACTTTACTTTTATCTCCATAAAAGTCTTTTAATAAATTATTTAATGCATCATTCCATACATTTGCGTGGTCTGTTTTCCATCCTGATGTACCTGAACTTTGAATTGCTTCAAGTAAGTATTCATTACCATAGTTCATCCAATCAGGGAATGACTCTACTGTAGTAACACTAGGACTTATAACAACATTTTCTGGTTGTAAACTTATGTCCATAGTTCTTAAAGTACTATCTGCATAATCACTTGGTGAGAATGTAATATTAGATACTATAGGATTGATTATTTCAATTTTTTGAATTTGACCATCACCGAAACCTTGATTTTCTATACCAGGAGCGGCGCCTACAGATGAATCTAAATTACCAAAGAAATGAAAAATTACAACTTTTTCAAATGATTGATGAAAAGACTTTCCTTTTGCCGATAATTTTCTACCTTGATTTCCTATTGACATTAATTCTTGTTCGATACTTGCACTGTCTGTGTTCATATCTGCATTAGCAAAGAATTGACCATAGATTTCTCTCATCAACTGAAACGTTTGACCGTCAGTTGTATCATAGAATTGTAATTGTACTTCTGGGAAATCTATACGTGTAGGAACATAGACACGTTTTCCATATCTATCTACAGGGAATGTAGTTGTTTGGATTCCTACTCCACTTACACTTTTTGCGAATCGTGCCGTTGGAAGTTTGTTTGCTGATTGAGTTCTTTCGTTTATGCCGTGTAACTCGACATAGAACATATCCCCAAATTTGGGAGTAGAATTCAGAGGACTACTACGTGGTCCTCCGAATCCGAATCTCTTTGAGGCGTTCTGACTGTCCCTAACTAGTTTGTTACCGGCGCCGTTAAACCCGCCCACTTTCTTGGTAGCCATATCGGTGCCTACCTTTTATTAACCAAGGATACTAGAGTTATTAATGAACTGTGTATCTGGCATAATTTCAGTATCAGTGAATACCGCGTTATCATATTGAATTGTTAATGCGATTGTTACTGGATCTGAAACTGAGTAATCAGATTGTGAGTAGTCTGCGTTCTGAACAAAACAACCTTCAAGTTGCCATTGTTCGTTTGGATTGCCTGAGTTACCGTCTAAGATTTCAATTAGAGTAGAAAACTTATAGTTAGTACCTGCCGCCGGACCAGCCTGATTTCTGTGGTTCAACTGTGATTGTACTTGAGCACCAACTAGTTTAGTTAAGTTGTTTGCAATATCATCACGTAGAGTAATTGTGATTGGCTCCCAAGTGTGTTTGCCCATCATATACATACGTGAGTTATATGAATCTACTGGAATTGATTCGTGAGTAATCTTCGGTCTAGTTACGTTCATTACTTGTCTTGTAAACTCTTGTGTTTGTGTGGCTGTGCCACCAAAACCTGCAACTTGAACACGGAAACGATAATTCAGTTTTGGTTGTAGAATACCAGAACCAGTAACTGCGTCACCAGAATCTGTTGGTACACCAAAATTATTTAATGTTCTTGCCATTTTTTTGTCTCCTAAAAAGTTTCGAAACTTTGTTTTATAAGAGTATTTATCATTAATGTTTGGAATTAAAGTTGTATATAATGAAAAACCCCTCCAAAAGGAGGGGTTAATCTAATTTATTTTGATAATATCTCTATTATGCTAGAGATTCACCAGTATTTCTAATACGTAGCGGAATGTAGATAAATTCAACTGATTTAACTGGTTGAATTGCAACATCTACATATAACTCGTTTCTATCAATACGTGCTGGTGTGTTGTTTGATTCATCACAAACTACTAAGAAGTCAAATAGACCTCTGTTTGTAACTAACTCACCACAGAAACGTTCTACTGCATCACGAATATTGTCACGTGTGATTTTATCATTCTGTTCGAATAAGAAACCACGTGATAAATTGTCAAGATTGAAACGCATATAGTTTACTAGTCTCGCAACATTTACTCTGTCTAATGCAGATGCAAATGCTTGTGAAGTTTTTTGTCCGTAAACTACTAGACCTTGATTTGGAAGGTCTGCGATTGGATTGACACGTGCAGTGTATAA